AACAAGAGAAGGAATATTATTAATCATTTCCTCTAGTTTAGGATATGGTATGACACCAGAATAAGCATCTGTATATAATTTGTCTAAATCAGTTCTTAATGCACCATAATCAAAATCATTATTTTCTCCTAAAATAGCTTGAGTTAGTAAATAATTTTCTTTAACTTCCACTTCATTACTTAATTGTTTAAAAACATTTTTATTAATTTGTTTTTCAACTCTATAAATTCCTTTTTGTACTTCAGCTAAAGCATTATTGTAAAACATAGTTCCAATACCATTATTACTAGCTTGTGATCTATATTTAGAAATTAAAGCATTAGATTTTTCTTTATAGTAAGCATTAGCTGCTTCTTTATTTGTACCTAAAACTTTATCATTAATAATATAATCATTAACTTCCTGCATATCTCTGATGTAATCATTTTCTAATCTAAGTGCTTCTGATTTATTTTGTGTATTAGTTTCTTGAACAGCTTTTTTAACAACGTAATCAGTTAAAGGTGAAACAGCATTAGCTAAAGTTTGAGATAAAGGAATTTGTAAATTAGATTTAACACTTCCAACTTCTGCTGTAGGTCTTGCTTCAGATGTGAATGTAGGTATTTTTGGCATTATGGAGCTACCACCAATCCAGAATCTTTTTGAGTTGAACCAAAACTACTCATACTTAATAAACTACTTCCAGCTTTACTGATAGTTTGAATTTGTGCTAAACGTGCAGCATTTCTAGCAACTTGTCCTGATATTCTTGAAAATTTTGCTTCTTCCATTTTTTTAGCAACTCCAACATCAGCATTATATCTTGTAATTTTATTTTGCATCGCAGCTTCTAAAGCATTAGCTTCTGCAACTCTTGCTCCTGAACCACTATCTATCACAACACCAGATTTTGCTAAAGCAACTTCTACTGTTCCTACTGTTTTTCTAAATTGTTGGTCAAATCTTGCAATATCAAATTCAGCTTGTTGGTCAATCTGTGCTGCTTCATTTTCTGCAATCTCTGCATTTCTATTTGCAACTTTCTGATTATACTTACCAATAGCACCTTGCTGCTTGGCTTGTACAACTCCCATTCCTATTGTAAATGCTGCTGCTGCTGGGTGTCCCATTAAAATAACCTCGCATACATATATTGATCTGATCCGTCAAATCCCCATTTTCTCATTAAACCTTCTCTTTCTAAACCTAGCCATTCTGCAAATCGAATACCTTGTTTAAAGTCTTTCCTAATACCTGTTTGTACTCTTTGTATATTATGTTCTTTTGCAACTCTAGCAAAATCTTTTTTGATAGCTCTCGCTGTGGCTAAAGGATATTTCCACATTTCATTTGTAGCAATAACCCAACCTTCAGCAACTTGACCCCATACTATTTTCATACCTGCTGAAAATATAGGTTTATTATTTATTAGTCCTGTAAAAGCTAAATTCTTTTGTTCTAAATTTTTAGCATCACCCTGTAGGGTTACAAATTCAGCATCGCTTTCTAAAATTTTATAATTGGCTTGGCAAGAAAAAATAAATCTTCCATGTTCAAAAGTATAAGGAACTATATTTAATTTATTAATCATTAGTTTGTAAATCCGGGTATAGTGATAATATAGTTAAAGGTAAAGGTTGAGTTTGTCTAACAAATATAAATCCATCAGTATCGTAATTGCCTCTAAATTCTACAGCTTTATCCCCAGTAAACACAGGTATACCTTCATCCATAGGATCAGATGATGTTCTAAATGGTATTCTTTCCATATTATCTAAAGACTCTCCAACCTCAACACCAATAGACTCATATAATCTAATTGTAATTTCATATATTCTTTTTGTCTTACCTTGTGATGTTCCATTTTGAGAACCAGCATCAAGTCTCATTGTTTGTAATATTGATTTATAAGCTAAACCTATTTTAACATCAGTTGCTGAACGATCTAATGTAATTGATCCACTTACTACTGTTTTATCAGGATGTGTTGCACCATCTGCTAATATAGAAACTGTTTGTCCTTCAAGGTGATCTAAACCTGACATAGTTGTAGCAGCTGAACCGCTATAAGCTAAAGCACTATCTAAAAAATTAAATGTTGTATTGTCTGTTGTTGTAAAATCAAAATTATTAATATACTCTACAAATCTTCTTGTAGAACCATTGATTGTTCTTTTAACAATAACCCATGTTTCATATTCTGCATCATCAGTTGGAATAACAGCAACACTTTCACATACTGCTTTACCTTCATCAGTTTTTGCTAATCGAGTAGAATCATCTAAAGATGTAATAGTTAAAAATCCTGTAGACAATGGCGATGTCTCTGTAATCGTAACTACATTACTAGCAACTGTTGCTGTAAAATCAGAGTCAGCATCTATTAATGTTTTTAAATTTGTTGCTGTTTGATTATTACTTGTTGCAGTATGAAATTTACCAGTTGTAGAAGATGTAGCGGATGTAAAAGTTGTCGTTGTACCATCTGCTTTTGTTAAAATTATTCTTGTACCATTTGCTATGTTTGCATAATCAGTAACTGTAATTGTCGCATTACCAAAACGACCACCAAAAATATGTCTATGCCAAGCTAAAACTTCTTGTTCTCTTTGATAAGTTAAACCTATAAGTTCACCATCAGTACGAACTCCCCAAATGATTTGATTAGGTTCTTGTTGGTAAGCCATTTGTGTTATGCCTGTTTCAGTAATATGTTCTGAAAGAATTGTCATATCAGGTGCAATGTAACCATCAACATCAAAGTTATAAGCTAACTCTCTAATTTTTCTTTTAGCACGTTGAAGAAATAAAGTTACGTTACCTACTGCAATAGAATCTACATTAGCCGCACCATGGTTAGATTGTTTTTTAATTAATATATTTGTTGGTGTAATTGCACTATCTGTACCACCTCCTGATACTGTAAACTCACCACCTGCTGTTCCAATAACTAGAGTTCTAGTTGCTGTCATAAATCTAATTGCATTAACTTGATTAGATGCAATAGTATAAATAATAGCATCGCTATCAGCTACTGTACCACCAATGTTTGCATCCATATTTTCATAGTCTCCTGACTTAGAAAAGAATACAGCTTGAGGTTGGTTTGTTGTTCCGGCAAAGACTAATCTTTGTTCAAAGAAAGTAACGCAAGAAGGATGTCCTGTAGTATCTGAAAAAGCTCCTAGTTGCCAAGCAGTAATAGGATTAGTATTTGCAAAAGCTGTTGTAATAGTTGCTACTGCAACAGTTGAGTTTGTTCTAGCTGTAATTGTTGCGTAACCACTATTAAAATAAATTTGTCTACCCACATCAGTTGCTAACCAACCTACACCATCATTAATTCCTGTAATTGCGGATGCGGTAATATTAACACCTGTTCCTACTCCAGCAGAAGCTGGTGTTAAAGTGGTTGCTGTTGTATTAGCATCTTGGAATGGTCCGTTAGTAAAATCAACATCAGCTAATGTCCAAGAAGTATGACCAGTACGAGATAATTTTTCTACTTCGTGTGAAGGGTGCGTAATATACATAACATCTGCTGATTGAGCAAATTTAATATCAAAAAGCTGTGCAGTTGTATAAGGTGTTGTAATTTCATAAACTTTATTAGCTGTTCCTGCTGAACTATAAGCAGTATAACCTGTGCTGTTTATATTTGTTCCATCTTTGTCTGTTAATTGAAAAGTGTTTGTTGTTACACCTGCAACTAAAAATCTTTTACTATTAACCTCTGTCATTCCTACGACAGCAGTAATAACAACTTCATCTCCATTTGAATAACCATGTGAATTAGAAGTAACCACAGCAGGATTAGCTTGAGTAATTCCTGTTATTGTTTTATCGCCTTCTAAAATTGAACCATTATCTTTATAGAATCTTATTTTAAGATTAGAAAACTCAAGCATATAAGTTTGAGTTGTAGAAAATTCAAAAGGAATTAATCTTGTTTTGTTATCACTATCTGCAACTTCAGCTATAAAAGTAGACCCTGATCTTCTTGCTGCAGAGCCATGTGGATATATAATAAAGTTCTCTAATGTTTTACATCCTGAAGCATATTTACTGAGATCATTTCTACCATCTAATCGTGGTGATAGCTCTCCTGCTGTAAAGTTTGTAAGCTGTGCCGCAACTCGTGCCATAGATTAATACCTTGAGTTAATAAAGGTACTAGCTTCTATTTCATCTGTCATACCAAGGTCAGGAGAATTGTTTTGACCTTCAGTTGCATCTACAAACCTAGCATCCCTTAATTTATTTTGAAACAACTCATACATATTTTGAGCTACAGGATTAGATGATGTAATTCCATAAGCAATATCTGATCCTAATGCTGCAGATAAAGTTTCTCTTAATAGTTCATCATATTCATTGGGGTCTGTAATTCTTGCTACATATAAAATTTTCATAGAAGAAGCGTTACTTAATATTTTTCTTCCTTCTACCTTATGATCTAAATCATAATCTAATATTCTTAATAATCTTAAACAATCTGCGGGTAAAGTATATTGCTTAGTAAAACCCCAAGCAGGTGTATCTGTGTCTGCTGCAATTTCTACTCTTTTTTGTAAGCAGTTCCAAGGATGTGTTCTAAATAGTGAGTCTCTAACTTGAGTGTATCTAGCATTACATAGTCTAGCGTTTTTTGAATCTTCTGTTAATGAAAGAATGGTTGTTGCACCTAATTGGTTTAATGCTCCGTTACAAATGTCCACTACTGATGCCATATATAAAATTCCTTTTTCTTAAAGCACTCTAGGCGGTTTCCACTCTCGCTTCCACCGCCTAAAATTT